AATCAATCATTTAGAAGCTCTCCCTTTATAAGTCTTATGATTTCTTCTCTATTCTCATCAAGAGCAGGGCGCATATAGGGTGATGGCGGCATACCGCTTGTAGTGTGCCACTCTCCGCGCTCATCTTGATAGCTCCACGGCACATCTTGCCGCCCCCCATTTTCTGCAAATAAGCCAGTGCCATACTCTACATATGGCGCATACTCAAGAGGCGTAAATATAACCCCTCTTAAATTCTCGCCATTATTCTCTACTTTGCTTTCTATGCTGCGCCTTAGCTCTCCAGCCCCTTTAGGAGCTTTTATCTTTGCTGCTCTCTCTACAAGCGCGCAAGCTCTACCTAAAGCCGCGCGCATTGTCTGCTCATCTACCATATCTTCTAAGTTTTCTAATACCTCATCTAATCCTTGAAATTCAATACTCATAATCTTTGCAAAAATACTTGTCTATATCTGCCTGCTTGATTAACATATAACACTTTTAGCTTTTCGTTGTTATATTCAATGACATATTTATCATTTATAGCTTTATCGTGTGTTAATCCTACATAGGCGCTATCTTTATAATTTATGTTATCTTGAATTGCTTGTGATGTGGTATATATGGCTATTTTAACTGAGCCTTGAGCATTAGAGGAGAGCTGCGGCTGCCCATAAACATCTGCAGCTCCGTATGTGTAATAGTTGTATGTTTGCATATTAGTGTTAATCAAGGCTTACACCACCTTTATTTTTCTCTTTCTATTGAGCACTGCTAATATGTCTGCTGGGTATCCATCTATATAGCTTTCACTAACTCCGCTATATCCTTGAGAAGCTAACCCTTCACTGCCTATTCTATTTAGCTTTATAATAGCTATTCTTTGCGCGCATATTTCTAGCTCATAATCTAGCGCCCTGCGGCAATAGGTTTCTACTTCTGCCAAAGCTTGCTTTGCGCATAAGCCTATTAGCTCATCACTAAAATTAGAAGCCGCGCCCCCTAGCATTAATTTGATTTCTTCAATCATTATCAAATACCCCCTATTTTTTATCTGGGGGATAGATCAGCTCTATCCCCACTATAGAAGATAGTTAATTAGGCTTGAGGATAAAGGCGGCAAATCTTAGTAGCATCTACAAGAGCGCAGATGTAATAAGTTGAAAGAATAACTGTATTCTGCTTTGCCTCTTTATCTCTGTCTTGCTCTACTTCAACATCTTTCTTCATAAAGAGCTTAACTGCTTCTGCTGTCATAACAAAGCCGTTGTTAACCTCATCAAGTGCTTTAGTGCAGATCACTGGAATACCGCATACAGTGCCTACTTGTCCTGTGTAAACTACTTCACCCATTCTAGCTGCTACATAGTCTGCATCTTTGCGAAGATCAGCTTTCCAAGCATTAGGGATAACAAGGAAAATCTTGCTTTCGTCCTCAAGATTAAGAGTGGAAATACCATCTACAATAGCATCATAGCCAAAAGTAGTGAAAGAGTGCCCAAGAGAAGCTTTGCCAGCCTCCGTAATAAAATCTGCTGTCATTTTGTTAACCATTACTTGATTAGCGCCCTTAAGCATATTATCAACGATGGTATTATCTTTCATAAAATCATCGTCCAGATAATCAAAAACTTGCTGAACGCGCTTTACAGTGTAATCATTACCAGTGTAAGTAATCTTACCTCTGTTAGTGTTCTTAGCGCCTGCTGCAAGCTCCTCTGCAGTGCCCTCATATGTATAAGTATTAATTGTTTTTGTCATTCCTGCTGTTTCTGCAAGAGTGGTGTCTACTGTCATAAGATTGCGCGCGTTAATCGCAGTAGTGAGCAAATCTGTAGCTTTTGCCTCAATAATCTTATTTTCAAATACTGTGTTTGCCATAATATAGCCCCCTATTAATTATTAAATATTTTGTTGTATAGCTCTGGCTCTTTAGCCAATAGCTCATTGAGTTCTGCTAAGCTCATCTTTTTAGCAGTTTCTTTAGTGATCTCTGCTGGCTTGCTGCCGCCATTACCTTTAGGCGCATTACCAGCTAAGCGCTTTTCTACCTCAGCTTTTACTGCTGCCTTGAAAAGCTTATCTAATTTATCAATGTTTGCTTGCGCAGCTTCTATATCTTCTCCAATAGTGATAATATCAGCAAATTCAGCGCTGAGCCCTCTAGAGCTTAATACAGATTTTAACTCACTCTTATTGCGCTCTGTCTGGTATTGAGCTAACTGCTCCTCTAACTCTGCTATTCTGTTATCTTTCTCTGCCTTTGCTCTCTCGTCACCATCTAATTTAGATAATGAAAGCTGTTTTTCATACTTTGCTTGCTGCTTCTTTAGCGCTGCAGTTACGCGCTTATCACCTTCACTCTGTAAAAGCTTCATAACCTCATCTTGAGTGTATGTCTTTTGCTCATCTACAGTAGTTTCCTCAGTTGATATTGTTTCTTCAACACTAGTGTTATTAATATTGTTTTCTGCCATAATTTACTCCTTTAAGTTATAGCCTTGCGCTATCCCTTTATTGTTTATATTTAGTTGTTTCTTTAATGCCTAACCCCTATTAAAAGGCATATTTACTTGCTCATATATATTTTAATTTTTGCTATTATGTATTAATTTCTTTTGTCCTAACTAGCAAAAATTATTTTACTACTGGCACTATGCAGCATCTGCATCTAGGGTGAGCTGGAATAGGAATAGCAGCGCCTACTGGATATTTTGTCTGGTGAAGCTTTCCGCATACCTCGCAGCGCCTCTCATCATAATCAGCCCATATCTCTACTTCTTGTATGCCGTAGTCCTCATAGCGCTGCTTGGCTGCTTGTGTCTGTATGTGTGCAATCTCAGTGCGCGCTAAGCTATCTGCAGCGCTAAAGCTAACTGCAAATCTATCTTGTAGCATCTTCTTTAGATCACTTGATTTTTTACCATTGACAACACAAGCCACTAGCTCCTCGTTTAATGTATCTGCTAGCTGGCTTGTGTTCTGCCATATCCTCTCACTCCAGCTCTTGCCATCTGCTACCCATATTTGATTAATGAGCTGGCGCGCTCCTTCTGTATCAATAGTATTAAACGCCTCAGCGCCCTCAAGAGCAAAAGAATAGTAAACTTCAAAAAAATTAGTCTCAAACTCTTTAGAAAGCGCAGCTATTTGCTTATCACCCAGCTTTTGCAGCTCTGTGCGCAGTTGCCCTTGCATCTGCCAGTATTTATCTAGCTTGTATAAGTCTGCTGGCGTAGGCTCTTTGCCCTTTTCAATAGTAGCTTGCAGCTTGTTATATGTTGCCTCAAACTCAGCAATTGAATTTTTCATAGCAGTAGCATAATACTTGCGCAGCTTGCCCTCTATCTGCTTTACACTTTTTTTACTAATAGCAGCCTGCGCCTCTGCTATTCTGTCTGCCCAGTAGTTACTCATTCTTCTGCTTCTTCCTCATCTTCGTGATCTGGCGCGCCAAAGCCATATAGCGCCATATTAGCCGCCTTTTGCTCCTCTAGCGCTTCAAGCTCAGCATTAACATCTGTAATGAATGGGAGCTGCGAAAGTAATGTAGCATCACTAACTGTTCCTTTAAGCGCATTTACAAGTGCAATAGTAGTAGTTAAATCTTCTGGTATATTGCGCTTGAAAGATATTTCTATATCTCTATAAACTGCCTCACCTAATTTAAGAGAAGCAATACCGCAAATAATCTCTACTCTGCGCTGCAGCGCCTTGCGCATAAGTGCCTCTATTTTGCCTGCCTTTGTTTCCATTCCAGTTAATCTATACTGAATAGCAATACCAGAGCTAACACCGCCCACAAAGCTCTCACTAGAGAAGTCTGGGCATTGAGCTATCCTATAAATGCTATCTTGTATTCGCTTTAAGATATTTTCTACTTGTGCATCATTTGCATTTTTAGTAAGCCAAGCAGCAGCCGCGCTCTCTGGCAAGAGAAGCACTCTATTCTCTTTCATAGCTGCTATATCTTCTGGCTCTGCATCTACGCCAGCAAGCACTAAGTAAGCATCACAGAACGCGCTATAATCATCTATCTCATCACTCAATAGCTCATTAGCTGCATCTTGTAAGCCTATAATGCAATCAAAGATATTTTTCTCATCTGGCATTACTGCTATATTTGCTGGGCATTGTGAAAAATAGTGCGGCTCAGCGCCTATAAAGCTTAAATAGCCATTTTCTCCACTC